GAAGTCCCCAGCTGAAATATTGACGTAGCCGTCAGAGGATGCCCAAGGCCGTGACGAACCTGTGCCCGTAACAACGTCAACGGGAGATGGCCCAGAAGGGTCGCCCGTTAGGTTCTCGGTGTATTCCCTGTCGTCGCAGTCCGAGTTGATTGGTCGGTAGATGTGCCCACCGCTGGCGATTTTAAGCGCTGGCACCATTTCGCCTTCGCCAATGTCAACATCCTTAATGGCTAGTTGGAACTGGTTAACGTATTCAACCGGGTCGGCTGGCGTAGGGCCGGGCCAAGTAATCGACCCTAGCACGAACTGACTAACAATCCATTCGTCTACCGATTCAACGATATCAGCGATTCTGATAATCTGAACTGTGTATGCAACCGTAGGAGCTTCAATTTCATCTGGAAGAGTTACCGGGCAAAATGAATCTAGTCCTGCGTTAAGGCTTACATAAATGTAAAAATTACAGTCATACGCGGTTTCTACTTGGTAAGCATACACAAACAAACTTGCCCCATTTAATGTAACATAACCATTATTTGACGCCCAGGCGCTGACAGGATCTGTTCCTGTGGTTACGCTTACCAGAGCGCCGGCCGTGATGCTTTCGGTTCGGTACTGGCTATTGCAATCCGAGTTCATCGGACGCCAGATGTTACCTCCGCGTCCAATCTTCAATACCCAGTATCCTCCGTTATTCATAACCTTACATTGGTAATGATTAACATTTTCTCCGTCTGGGTTATTTGATGGTACTGTATCAAACAAGACAACCTCTTGGGGTGTATTATAGGCTACACCACCATTCGCTGCTTGAAATTGAACTCCATACGAAGGCATAGTTGTGGCTCGGTCAATACCGACGGCCATCCTATTTAGAGCTCTAGCGGAGATATCGTCTCCCTGTGCAAAGGAGCCGTAAGTAGATGAATTGAATCCTCCGATTGAGCGCGGCATTATCCTAGGGTACTATATGGGTAAACGTCCTTATCCCAGCCACCCAGGCCAGAGAGGACTAAATCTGCGGTGACTTTCCACAATGATCCAAACCGCTCGACCGATGTGTTGGTAACAAGGAATGATTTATGGATTTTTTCATTCCAAGAATCAATATATGTAAATGAACCAGAATACGGGCTTACATCTGCGGCAAGTGCCTTGTATGCGTCCGGCAGGAAGAAGGAGTCACCATTGGTAACCCAGCCTACAATCGAAGCGCGGTTAATGGCGTTTGTTTCGTCATTGAAATAAATAAGCACACGAAGGGTGTTCTGTGGCTTGTAGTAGGACTTGATACCGGCCTTGATGTTTGGGGTATCATCATCTGGGTCTTGATTAGGAAGGAATCCTACGAATTGGCAATTATTGACCGAACCAGTAAACTCCACGCGGGGCGTCCAAAGAGCTCGGTTCGGATTGGTGGCAAGACTCTCATCAAATCCACCCTTGGGAGGTGGCCTATTAGCAAGGACATTTGCGGTTCCTTCTTCTCCAAAACTTGTGCAGAATTGTTTAAGGAAATTGGGGTGAGACTGGATAGATTCAGTTGAAGCAGCGCCGGTCATCATAATTTGTGGATCACTATATCCACGGCCATCGTATCCTCCCGATGCGGCTAAACCGCAGTATTCGGCAGTAACAGTAATGATATCTCCTTTTTCGGCTACAAAACTTGCCTTAAATAATTTTAGGTTAGTGTAAGGCTCAATAACAAACGGGTCACCGCGCTGGAACATCTCCGGAAAATCACCCGCATAAGCCTTTGACCATTTATATGTTGCCGTAGCCTGTAACATTCCAAAGCCGTCTTCTTCAATTTTCCAGCCTGGCTGAATGGTTGGTGCAGAAAGGTCGTCTCCGTATTTAATTATGCTCATAAATTAGTATCCTAGTGGTGAACGTACAGGGGATGCATCTTTGATAACTTCTTTTTTAGATGGGTCGGTATTAGCAGCGGTCTGTTCTGTAGCAGAGGCGATACGTTCAAGCGGCGTAAAGGCCATTGCCGATATGATATCGCCACCGGCCATCTGTTGTAGGGAGGAAGCACCCTGGGCTGTTGATAGGCCAAGGGGCGTTAGCTTTACGCCGGCGTCGCCCTTGATTTGCTTTTTCAATTCGTCCATGAAAGCCTTACCATCCTTCTCGGACATACTTGCTGCGATTATTTTACCAGATAGCAACCTTCCTTCTGGCCCCATCGTGGATTCCCTATTGTAATACTTTGCGGCAGCGGTTGGGCTGAGCAAGGCCAACCCTCTGGTGGTTGTGACCGTAAGGGCTTCTAGGTTTCTGTTCGCCAACACATCCAAGAAGGCAAAACCTTCAGCACCAACGTTTTTGAAGTTGGCCCAAAACTTTTCCCAGCGGTTTGATGTTTCGGCCAACTGGCTGGTGGCTAGTTCAGTAGTCTTGTAGATTCCTTGACCGGCCCTTTCGAGTTCGCCAGTACCCTTCTTAATAAGGGGGAGCAACTGCTCGAAGGACGATCCGAACATTAAGTTCCCGTAGTAGGCCAAGGTGGCCGCATCCGTGCCGGCACGATGTGCCTTGGCTAGATCGCGGATACCCTTGTTGTAGTCGTATGTACCCTTGCTGACCTCTTCTTGATTTACCCCAAGTTTGTTCAATAGACTATTGAGTTCTGAACCTCCAATGCGGGCTTTGCCCATGTTCTTATTGAACTCGGAAACAGCGTGGGCAAATTGTGATAGGCTGATGCCGGACTGTTCGGCCACGACCTGTAGTTTACGAAGTTCACCCGTAGTAATGTCCGTGGCGTAAGACAGGTTGCGCAGTGCCTTGGCTTCCTGGACGGCCTTCTTGAATCCCTCAATAAGCATATTGATGGCCTCGGCCGCAAGCATACCCATACCACCCAAGCCCTGTCCGATAGCCGAGATTCCTCCCGTCAAACCGCCAGACATAAAGCCTTGAGCAACGGACAGCTTTTGTTGCTTTTGCTCTTGAGCTGCACTTTGAGCGGCCTTCTCAGCCTTCTCCTTTTCACGCATCTGTCGTTGCGTCTCACGCCAGGCGGCCGCAGCGTCTTTGTTTTCCTTACGCTGGGCATCCTGCTTTTCCTTTTCGGCCTTCTTGCGTTCTTCACGCTCGGCACGGGCAGTCGCTCGTCGAGCGTCGCTGGCTTCCTTATCTTTCCGGCGCTGCTCGAGGACAGCCAAGTCGGCCTCCTTCTTCACGGTCGCAAGGCCGCGGAGGAAGTCCTCGTAGTTACATCCAATCTCTACTTTGATTTCACCGGGCATTGGATGTCTCCTTTTCCTTATATCGGTCTACAATGGAGTCAAAGTCGTTCAAGGTTTCTTCCTCGTCGGTGGACATAACTTCAACGTCAGAACCGTTGTACATAGCGTGGCAGATGTTAAACCACACGGCCTCACCTTCCGGCATCGTCCACGCTTCCTCTAGGGTAAATCCGTTACGGACGTTGTTGGCCACGCAGGCTAACACCCAAGGAATTTTCTCGTGGGTCTTACCTTCCTGCTTCCAAGTCTTTGGATACGAGCAACCATTGATGATATGCCCAAAGATATACCCAGCGTAAACAGACTTGAGACGGTTGCCCATCTCTAGCGCCTTAACGCGGAGCCGATCCGTGAATCCTAGCTTCTCTGTAAACAGCACCTTGTCGTAGGTGGACAAGACCTTGGCGGCCAGGATGACGTCCTCCGCGGTAATGACTCGGTCGAGGGGCTTTAGGAACGGGCTGTCGATGGCCTCCAGGAGAACCCGGTGGCGTAGGCAGAACGGCAAAAGCCGATAGCCGGCGACTCGTTGTTTCGAGCCGCCGACCATCGTGGCGTTAATGTAGCGAGCATCCATCCTGTGGGATGCGCGGCCTTTAGGCGATTTGCTCGTACTTGATACCTTTTACAGAAACCTTGCGATAGTCCTTGTTCGTACCCTTGTCGTCAATCGACTTGAGGATATACTGAATGCCCGAGTAGGTGAACTGGGTACCGTTAGTAGGAATAGAGTCGGAAATCTTGAGAACACCGTCTAGGGTGATTTCGTCCCGGCGGTCGTCCAAGTGATCGGTGATGACGCGGCCGTCTTCGTCTGCCACCTCAACGTCGAGGGCAAACGATTGGGAAAGGTCATCGGACTGGACGACCATATAGGTTTCCGAGTCACGAAGGCCGTAAAAAAGTGCTACACCGTATTCGATGGCTGCCATAGTTGTTCTTTGTTTTTAGCCAAGTGTCAAGGGGCGGGGGGGGCTGACACAAAAGCCGTGAACTCAATCATATTGCCGTACTTGCGCTGGTGCTCCCCCTCCTGGTCGCCACCCGTAATGAATAGGTCGTAAAGGATGCCGTCCGTGGCATACGTCCAAAGGGGTTTAATCGCGGCAATGTCGGCTAGGGCATTAATGACCTCCTGGACTCGTTGCCGGTGGGTGTCCAATGTCTCGTCGTCGGCCGAGGAGATGACCCGTACGCTGATGGTTACCTCGTAGTTGCCCAAAGGATAACTCCCTAGGGCCGCCACGGGCCTTGCGGACTCCGCATAGATGGTTACCATAGGCAGCACCTTAACCTCGGGCGTGACGCCCTTGTGGACGGTTACGCCGGGTACGTTGGTGGTAAGGTACGGGGCGAGCTTGTTCTCGACCATTGTACGGGCTGAATAGAAGGGGGCGCTCATAGGTTATTTAAGGACGTCAAGGGTACCCTTTCGGGTAAGACCAGTAAGGATGCGTTTAATATCCTCTTTAAGGACATAGGCACGGTGCTTGGTAGCACGGGAAAAGGTTTCGTCAAAGTCGTGGAAGTTACGGCCAATCCTGTTGCCCACGGTCACGTTAAAATTACCTTCACCAGAATTTATGGAGGCAATGGCGTTGCCGTCACCGCGGTTTCTAATCCAAGCCGAGGTCGGCATAGGGTTCTTTAAGTTCTTAGTGTTCATCCTTACCCCAGCAAAGTACCAGCCGGCCTTTAGGCGGCCGACTCGGTTTTGAACAATACGCTTATAGGAATCTAGGGATTTCATACCCTCTTGATCGAGAATCCAGACCTCCTTCATGCGCTGGGACTTGCCAACCCTGTACGGTACGTCGGTGCCGCCGCGGACTCTCTTGTGTACAGCCTCAAGCTGCGACTCGTTAGCAGACCCTAAGTAATGGATAGCCCTAGAAGATTTGACCGACTTCTCCATTGCGGAAACAAGTCTATTGTCCGAAAGCTCCCAGAACGGGGCGTTGAAGATGCGGGCAAATTTACCGCCCCGGTAGGATGGATCACGTTCTTTCTTTTCAACAATCCACTCGCGGAACATATCTGGGTTCATCGAGCTGGCAACGTCTCGAGCCGAAGCCTCCGTAAGGGGCATAAAGATGCGGTCGATGTCGCGGCCTACGGACGTGCGACCCTTATCCCTAGCCTTGTTACCAAAGCCGCCCGTACCGCCGGTACGAGTAGTCATTACCGATTCGCTGAACGGGGGCGTGAAGTTGACCATGTCCTGGCAGAACAATCGAGCCGTCTCACGCACTACCTCTGGGAGGGTGCGCTTGCTCATAGAGGCATAGGCGCTCATAAGCGTGTTGAGCTCTTTGACGTCCCAAGTAAGGGCCAGCCCGACTGCCGGCGTCTCGGCCATTACTGGACGAGGGTCTGCACTCGGCAGATAACCCAGGATGCCGGGGGGCGGTTGACGACGGCCACCACTCGGAAGTCCTCGCCGTTGAAAGTAATTACGCTGCCGTGAGCGATGACCGCGGAGTGCAGGACATAGTCTGTACGGATAAACTTAACGTCATAGGACGTCGAGGACGTGAAGCCGCCCGTCTCCAAATCCTGCATAAGCATAGGCTGAGACATAAGCACGTTCAAGGCCACGGGCTCGGAGCCGGCCTTACGGACGGTAATCGCCTTGGGGATCTCGGCAAGGATTTCGGCGGCGTCCGCTGCCCATTCATCTTGGATGGCCATCTTGTTTTTAGCCCTGTGTAAATGAAGAAGCCCACCCCCCGAAGGAGATGGGCCTCTTTGCATTTACGCGGCGGGGTCGTGCGCTGACCCCTAAACTTTACGCCCGATTAGGACGTGAAGGCGATACGCTGGAGGGCGGCAGGGTTACCGACAGCCGAACCCGTGAGCCAGATAGCCTGCATATTGTGCGTGCCCATCTGCCAGTTGTAGAAGTAACGGAGAGCGAAGGTGAAGCCGCTTTCTGGGTCGGTCACGTTCATCTGTTCGCCACCACCCGTGGTCGGCGAGGCCGGCACGCGGGAGACGATGACTAAGCCTTCCTTACAGGTAGCGATACCGTTGAGGTATTCATTGAAAGCCGTACCCGAGGTTGGGAAACCGTTGTACTCGCTGACCGAGAAGCCGTGGAGCTTCTTGTCGATAGCGTTGTTCTGGATGACGTCGGCATTACCGTACGAGAACGCCTGGGCGACGGTCGGATCCTGCACCAGTTGACCGAGGCCGTCTGGGGAGAGGAGGATGTGACGATCCTTGTGGGGAAGGTTAGCCTTGGTGAGGGCGGTCGCAGCGTTGGCGACGGCGATACGGTTGAACGAGGACTTGGCGCCGGAGTAAGCAGCGGTAGCGAAGTTAGCCGTGGTCACCTTGGACAGCACGCTGTCGAAGAGGGACTTCTGGACGGCATTGGCCACAGGAGCGAAGAACAGGCGACGGAGGCGTTCCAGCGAGAGCGTGGAGGCTTCAAAGTCGGTGAACGCCAGGTCAACGTAGTCGGGCTCTTCGAGGGTGATAGCAACGTCGGTCGAGGTGGCTGCCGTTGGGACGAAGCCGTTGGCCGGGTTGAACTTGGTCGAGGAGAACGAGCTGGCGTAACGGGTGTGAACCGTGGAACCACGTTCAGCGACGTAGGCGCCGAAGTCGGTTACCGCGATCTTGGTCAGCGGAACGAGTTCGGGGACGAGGGTGCGAAGGGATTCTTCGGCGACGAGCTGGAGGGTTAAGCCTCCGATGCTGTTAGACATATTAGTATATTATGGGGTTAGAGTTGAAGAAAATTACGAGACGTTACCAGTCACCTTTTCGTACTGGCTCTGGGAGACTTCAGTACGGTAGCGATGGGTAAAACCGATTTCATAAGCCATCGGGCCACCGGGAGGGGAGGTTTCCGTGAGCTTGATTTGGAACGAAAGCGTGGTGACGCCGCTGTTTGCATCAGCGTCAGCAACGATGTCAGCCCAGTTGTCGGTCAACAGGGTGCCGAGTTCGGCGGTGAGGGTAGCAGGAAGTGCCATAAATTAGGAAAGTTTGAGGACGCGGAGGATGACCGACTTGTTACGGTCGAAGAAGGCTTGCTTCTCCTTGGTGCCCTGCTTCATAGCCGACCACTCCTGGACGATTTCTTCGTCGGTCTTGGTGGCGACAGCGCCTTCAGCGTGGCTGATTTCGACGGGCTCAACGCCGGCAGAGGCAACGATCTCGGCGGCCTGTGCACCAGCACTCTTCTGGTTAGCAGCAATACGGGCCACATCTTCGCTGGCCTTCTTGGAGAGGGCTTCAGCAGCGGCCAACTTCTCTGCGAGTTCCTTATTAGCGGAAGCAAGCGAAGTAAAAGCGGTTTCCTTCTCGGTGGCGACAGCAGTCAGTTCAGCCACTTTGGCTTCGAGTGCGTTGATAAGGCCAGCCTTGGCTTCAACCTCTGCGGTCTTGCCGGTGAAGGCTTCCTTGAGGTCGGTGTAGAGCTTTTCGAGGGTCATCTTGTTTTTAGCCAAGTGTCAATAATCAGCCCTTGCCGTCCGTATC